GAATTGATTGATGGAACTTTTTTAAAATGTTCAGAAAATCATTCTGTTTTATGTGAAGAAGGTTTTGTTTTTGCAAAAGATTTAAAAATTACAAATACATTAACAAATAAATCAATAAAAAATATTTCACACGAAATTGGAATTTTTGAAGTTTTTGATCCTGTTGGTGTAGAAAAACATTCTTCTTATTACTCAAACAATATTGTTTCTCATAATTGTGAGTTCTTAGGTTCTTCAAATACTCTCATTTCTGGTCGTAAGCTTCAACAAATTACACATCGAGATCCCATTTTCGTACATGATATGGTTCGTATCTTTGAACAACCAGTCAAAGAAGATGGTGAAAAGAATCTCAAAGACCACCTATACTGTATTATGGTTGACGTTGCAGAAGGCAAAGGACTAGACAGTTCAGCCTTTCAAGTACTTGATATGACAGCAACACCATATAGACAAGTGGCATCTTATAACAGTTCTTCTATCTCACCAATACTATTTCCAACTGTCATATATAATACCGCAAGACTGTATAATGATGCATATATTTTGGTTGAAGTTAACAATACTAACCAGATTGCAGAAACTTTACATGCTGATTTTGAATACGAGAACTTATGGAAAGTACATACAGGCAATAAAAAACCACAACAATTGTCTACCGGATTTGCTAGAGGTGTACAGATGGGTGTCAAAATGTCACCTCAAGTAAAGAGAATTGGTTGTACTAACTTAAGATCTTTAGTTGAATCTGATAAATTAATTTTACAAGACTTTAACACATACTCTGAGTTAACCACTTTTATTGCACAAAAGAACTCTTGGTCAGCCGAATCTGGTGCAAATGATGACTTAGTAATGTGTTTAGTGATGTTTGCTTGGGTAACTACTCAGAAATATTTTAGAGAAATTGTTAACCACGACATTCGTAAACAGATGCAACTGGAAAATATGAACCAGATTGATGAGATCACTCCTCCAGAAATGATGATGGAAGACGGTTTATCTCACGGGTTTTCAGTAGTAGACGGAGATGTTTGGGAAGATGCCCATTCAGGAGGAGTTTATCAGAGTTGGGTCAACGATGCCTTAAAACAATTCTAAAAATAAGATTTCATAAATATCTCTATGGTAATAAATTGCCACAGAACACATAATAATTCAAGGAGAAAACAATGGCTTTTCAAATCTCTCCAGGCGTAAATGTATCCGAAGTAGACTTAACAACTATTGTTCCTTCGGTTCTAAGTAGCGCTGGTGCATTTGCTGGATATTTCCCATGGGGTCCAGCACAAAAAATAATTCAAGTTCCAAACGAAATTGTATTAAGTAATCAATTCACCGGTGGAATGGGACCAGATGCTAACTCATATGTTCAATTTTTCACATCGGCAAGTTTCTTGGCATATGGAAACAACTTAAACATTGTTCGAACAATTGGTGCTAATGCACATAATGCTCAAGCAAATACTGTTGGCGCAAGTATTCAAATTGCCAATAAAGATGTATATTTTGCTGACGGTTTCTTACAAGCAGGTGCAGGAAATACTTATGGAGCTTTCGTTTCTAAGTATGCTGGCGCTATGGGAAATTCACTCCAAGTTGACATATTTGATGCAAATAGTTCAGTTGCATTTGCATCAAACACCTTCACTTCAGGCGGAGTTACAAGAAACTGGAATACTGTAGTTTCAACATATCCACAAACATCCACACAAACAGCTTCAAACGGTGGAGCAAACGATGAATTTCACATTGTTGTTTCTGACGCAGGAGGTTTATTTACAGGCGTTAAAGGTACTATTTTAGAAGTGTGGCCATTTGTTTCTAAGGCATATGACGCTCAACAAAATAATGTGTCAACATATTATAAACAATACTTGTATGATAATTCACAATATATTCTTGCTGTAGATCCAGTTGATTATTCAAATACACATACAACTTGGGGTCAATTATCCGCAAACACCAATTTTGCCAGAACATCTGTAGCTAATACATCATTAGCATTAACTGGTGGTTCAGATGATGTTGGTACAGATGGTAATATACAAACTGGCTATCAATTGTTTCAAAACAAAGAATATGTAGATATTTCACTAGTATTGACTGGTGGTTATGACACTACTGTACAACAATATGTTATCGACAATATTGCCAACTACCGTGGAGATTGTGTGGCGTTCTTATCACCACCACAAACATCAGTTGTTAATCAAGCAGGTTCTGAATCCGCTAATATTGTTACCTGGTTAGGCACATTAGCAAGAAGCACTTCTTATGCTGTTGTTGATTCTGGTTGGAAATACATGTACGACAAGTACAACAACACATATCGTTGGATTCCATTGAACGGTGACATTGCCGGTCTATGTGCTTATACAGATCAAATTAGAGACCCATGGTTCTCACCCGCTGGTTTAAATCGTGGTAATATCAAAAATGCTATTAAACTAGCATGGAACCCACAAAAATCTTATAGAGATACTCTATATGCCGCAGGCGTAAATCCAGTTGTTTCATTCCCCGGTAACGGCATTGTACTATTTGGAGATAAAACACTACAAGCAAAACCATCAGCTTTTGATCGTATTAATGTTCGTAGACTGTTCATTGTACTAGAAAAATCAATTGCACAAGCAGCTAAATATTCATTGTTTGAATTTAACGATGATTTTACTCGTGCTCAATTTGTTGCTTTAGTAACTCCTTTCTTACGTGAAGTACAAGGTCGCCGTGGTATCACAGACTTCAAAGTTGTTTGCGATAAGTCAAACAACACAGCACAAGTTATTGATTCTAACCAATTCGTTGGTGACATCTATATCAAACCTGCTCGTTCAATTAATTTTATTCAATTGAATTTTGTTGCTGTTGGTACTGGTGTTGACTTCTCAACAGTTGTTGGTGCAGTCTAATAAATAAATCCAATATAGGAGAAAACAATGGCATTTAATGTAACAGAATTTAGAGCAAATCTGACAGGTGACGGTGCTAGACCGAACCTGTTCTCAGTTACAATGGCTTTGCCTACAATCGTATTAAATGGCTCCGCAGCGGGTCAAAAGATTACGTTTATGGCAAAAACAGCGCAACTACCAGGTTCTACAATTGGTACTGTACCACTACAATACTTCGGTCGTGAAGTTAAGTTTGTTGGTAACAGAACATTTGCAGACTGGACAATAACAATCATTAACGATGAAGATTTCTTAATTAGAAACGCAATCGAAAATTGGATGAATTCTTTGAATAGTAATCAAGGAAACGTTAGAGCCGCAAACGCAACTAATTCAACACAATATTCAACCGACGCTCTCGTAACACAATACGGTAAAGCCGGTGCTGATATTAAAGATTATACGTTTGTTGGTATGTTTCCCACAGATTTGGCACCAATTGATTTAGATTGGGCAGCAAACGATACTATTGAAGAATATTCAGTAACATTTGCTTATCAATACTGGAACTCAAATACTACTACCTAATGTTATACTGGAGAACCTTTTGGTTCTCCTTTATGTTTTTTTGTGAGATTGAAATTTAAATAATATGACACCAAATAATAAGTTTAGCCTTTTCGGATTTACAATTTCTCGTGAGCAGGACGAGGAAGATAAAAAAGTCCAACAATCATTCTCACCTCCGAGTAATGATGATGGAGCGTTAACAATAACTTCTGCGGCCTACTACGGCACATATGTTGACCTGGACGGTACAGCAAAAAATGAAGTAGAACTAATATCAAGATATCGTGAAATGTCGATGCAACCTGAGATTGAAGGTGCAATTGATGATATAGTTAATGAAGCCATTTGTGAAGATAAAGATGGCAATATAACACAAATTATTTTAGATGACTTAGAACAGCCAACTAAAATCAAAAATGCAATCAAAGAAGAATTCAATACGATTTGTCGCCTATTCAACTATAAAAATATGGCACATGATATCTTTCGTAGATACTATATTGATGGTCGTTTATTTTATCACATTATTATTGACAGAGAAAAACCAACTGAAGGTATTAAAGAATTAAGATATATTGACCCACGTAAATTACGTAAAGTTCGTGAAATTAAAAAACGTAAAGATGAACGTACTAATGTAGAAATCATGGATGTGGTCAACGAGTACTATATTTTTAACGACAAGGTAACTACTGGATCGTCTTCCAGCTTTGGTCCAGTTGGTATTCGTATCACGACAGATTCAATTATATCTATAGTCTCAGGACTCATGGATTCACGTAGAGCAGTTGTTTTATCTTACTTACATAAAGCAATTAAGCCTTTAAATCAATTACGTATGATTGAAGATGCGACTGTTATCTATCGTATCTCTCGTGCACCTGAAAGACGTATATTTTATATTGACGTTGGTAACTTGCCTAAATTAAAGGCTGAACAATACCTACGTGACATTATGGTCAAGTATAAGAATAAGTTGGTGTATGATGCCAACACAGGTGAAGTAAGAGATGACAGAAAGTTTTTATCAATGATGGAAGACTTCTGGTTACCACGTAGAGAAGGCGGCAAAGGTACTGAGATTACTACATTGCCTGGTGGTCAAAACTTAGGTGAATTAGAAGATGTTAAGTATTTTGAAAAGAAACTATATAAGTCTTTGTGTGTACCAGTTTCACGTATTAATCCAGATCAACAAGGTTTCTCTTTAGGTAAAGTTAACGAAATCACTAGAGATGAATTGAAGTTTGCTAAGTTTGTTGATAGACTCCGTAATAAATTTTCTGATGTATTTGACCAAGCTTTGCGTGTTCAATGCGTAATGAAAGGTATTTGTACAGACGAAGAATGGAATTTATTTAAAGAAAAGATTCAATATGATTTTGTTAAAGATAATAATTTTGCAGAATTAAAAGATGCAGAGTTAGTTAGAGAACGAGTTTCTCTATTATCTGAACTAGATCCATTTGTTGGTACATATTTTTCTCAAGCATGGGTACAACGTAATGTATTACATTTGACTGATGATGATATTAAAGTAATGCAAGAAGAAATTGAGGAAGAAAAGGCGTTAGGTTTAGGTGTGCCAGTTGCAGTATCCAATCAAATTGTTCAACAACAAATGATGAGCGATATTCCAAATCAACCAACACATCCAGATGATTTGGAAGCAAAAGAAGCCGAACAAGAAACTTCAAAAAAGAATGAAGAAAAATCATTCGATAGACTTAAACGAATATTATAGGAGAACAAAATGTCAGATTACTCAACAAGAAATATTATAGATTTTGCATACGATGATGACGGTAAAGCAATGCGTGATGCGTTATATGCCGAAATTCATGACCGTGTATCAGCAAAATTTGAACTGCGTAAACAAGAATTAGCATCAACTTTAGTTGCTAATCAAGAAAATACTGAAGATCAATCAGAAGAAGTTACTGAACAAGTTGAAAAATTATCAGAAGAATCTCACGATTATCATATGCACGCTAGTAAAGCACATGAAGCAAGTTCAAGAGCCGCAAAAATGTCAGAAGAATCCGAAAAAATGCGTGACTCCAAGTCTCATGAAAAATGTGCAAAATGTCATGAAGAAGCTTCAATGATGCATCATAAGGCTAAAGCTGAAGCATATCATCCACATCACATTGAACACCACAATGAGATGATTGACCATCACAATCATATGAAACGTATGCATAAAAGTTACTCAAGATAATAATGAAATCATTCAGTGATTTTAAGGTTAAGAAAGAAGAACCTCCTGTAGAAGTACAAGAGGAAACTCTATTGGAAGCCGTTGATTATGAAGATATTAAAGGTGTTTTAGTTGAAGCCAAAGAATCGGATCCACCTGCGGTTCTAGTTCTAAGAAGAAAAACTGTTAGACAACTTGGTAACAAACAAAAAGTGGCATTATACTTTGCGGATAAGATTAATAAATATGTAACAATAACTTATGGTAGTGGAGAAAACATATCAGCTACAATAGGCGAAGAATACGAAGAATATAAACCAAACATTATTGATGAACTAAATGATATCGTAGAAAATAATTGCAAAAAATCAATTATGTTGGAAGATGGCAATTGGAAAAACGTAAGCGTACATATGTCAAAATCTATATTAGAAGTTTATAATAATCATTTGACCAAAGAAAATAAAAAGATCTTTGCTGAGATGGCCATAAAAAGTGTGGCGGATTTTAATAGAGTGGTTGATTTTGTAAATAAAAATATAAAGTAAGAACATGTCAAATAAATTTACATACCAAGTATTGAGAGATACACAAACAGACGCTGTTATTAAGTTAACCGGCGTGTTTGACGGTACCTCAGGTGCTGAATTAAACGTTTCTCGTATACAAGCTAATACATTATATGGTGCTCTGGCAACAAATGGTTATCCATTGGCCAACGCAACAAATCAATTTGCAAACACAGCACTACCTTATTATGATTTACAATTAACAGGTTTAAAATATTATGTAAACTTCCCAACAACAAATGTTGGTGGTGTAGAAATATTTTGGTCAGGCAATAATACAACAGGTGCCGCTTCGGCTTACGCCAACTCAGCAACTATCTTTCATCTAAATTTACAAGGCGAATTTGGATTAGGTGAACAACTACCGTCTATCTTAAACAACTCAGGTACAGGAGCTGCAAATACAGTAGGTAACGGAGATATTGGTATTGCAACATCAGGTGGTACCGCCAATTCAGCGTATACATTAATTGTAACATTACGTAAGAATAACGCATACTACCAACGTGGTCAATTCAACGAGCCAGCAGCGTTCAACTTTGGTCAATATCAACTTACACCACATTCTTAGGACTAAGTATGTCAAACGCTTACACATATCAAATATTAAGAGATACAACAGAAAAAACTTTTATAAAGTTGACTGCCAATTTTGACGGTACTGGCCAAGAAAGCAATGCATACCGTATACAAGCTAATACACTATACGGTGCTTTAGATAATGTTGGTCAAGTACTTGGCTCATCAACATCTTCAAACGTTGCTCTACCTTTTTATGGTTTATCAATTTCTAGAATCGGTTATAATGTTGCCTCACAACAAAAAGGATATGTCGAATTAACTTGGACAAGTGCTAATACAGCGCAAACCGTTCCAATTATCAATATGGATCTATGTGGTAAATATGGTGAAGATGAGGGCCTGGTTTCATTGAAAAACAATGCCAACAATGCAACTGGAGATATCGGTGTTATAACATATGGCTTAACTGCCAATTGTGCATACACATTATTTTTAGAATTGCGAAAAGATAATGCATACTACCAACGTGGTCAATTTAGTGACCCAGCAGCATTCAACTATGGAACATACGGAATAAAACCATGAAACTAATCAAAGAAGTAGTAGAAACAGTACAGTACCTTACTGAAGAAAAAGACGGTAAGAAAACTCTATTCATTGAAGGTCCATTTTTAGTTTCTGAAAGAAAGAATAAAAATGGTCGTCTATATGAATACAACACTATGAAAAAAGAAGTTGGAAGATATTCAGAAGAATACATCAATAAAAATCGTGCGTTTGGAGAATTAGGTCATCCAGACACACCATCTATAAATCTTGACCGTGTATCTCACATGATTGTAGGTCTTAAAGAAGACGGTAATCAATGGATCGGCAAGGCAAAAATATTAGAAACACCAATGGGTAACATCGCCAGAAATCTGATTGAAGGTGGCGGTCAACTTGGTGTATCTTCAAGAGGTATGGGATCACTGAAAAATGTTAATGGTGTTAACATTGTTCAAGACGACTTTTATCTAGCCACAGCGGCAGATATTGTAGCAGACCCTTCTGCGCCTGGTGCTTTTGTACAAGGTATTATGGAAGGAAAAGAGTGGATGTTAGTTAATGGAATATGGACCGAAGAAGACCAAGAGAAATCTATTCGTCAAATTCGCCGTGCTTCAACTAAAGAGATTGAGGCTGTAAGTCTAAATATCTTTGAAAACTTCATCAGAAAACTTTAAATTAATAAATATCTAAACACAGAATCAAGGAGATTTTCAAAATGGGAAAATTAACAGACGCCGCTAAGCATTTACTAGAAGGTTCTAAAGAAACTTTCGATGCTAACATTGCACAGAAACGTGGCCAACGTGGGTCAGATGCTCACAAAAAAGGAGAAGTTGGTGACGACAAATTACCAACATCATCAGCATACGGTACGCATGATGCAGGTATCGTAGGTCATAGTCCAGAAGAAATGAATGATGAATTACCAGATTACTTAAAAGGTACTCCATCAGCAAATCCTCCTGGTGCAAAACCACCAGTTGGCACACAAAAAGATGGCGTGGGTGCTTCTAAACCAAAAAATCAACCACAAGAAACTATGGGTCGTACTGATGTTATGCATCCTGCTCAAACAGTTGCAAATCAATATGACAGTATTCGTGACCGTGTAGGTTCTCCATTGGCAAAACAATCAATGATGAAGAATCCAGGCGCAACATTTCAACACTATGATGGCGCACACACAGCATCAGAATCTTATGATTTCTCTGACGATGTTAACGCTTTACTAGAAGGCGAAAACTTATCTGAAGAATTTAAGAACAAAGCAACAACAATTTTTGAAGCTGCCGTAACTTCACGTATTGAAGCAATTGCTGAAGCAGTTGAAGATCAATTGACAGAACAATTTGAAGAAGCCATTGAACAAGTTAAAGAAGAATTAGCAGAAAAAGTTGATTCATATTTAAACTATATGGTAGAACAATGGATTGAAGAAAACCAATTGGCAGTTGACAATGGTTTAAAATCCGAGATCGTAGAAGACTTTATTGGCGGTTTACATAACCTATTCAAAGAACATTACATCGAGATCCCTGAAGACAAGGTAGATGTAGTTGAAGAATTGACATCTAAAGTAGAAGAATTAGAAGCCGAATTGAACGAATCTATCAATATTGCCGTTTCAATGAAGCAAGAATTAAATGAACACCAAAAAATCGAGGCTATTTACGCAGCATGTGAAGGCCTAACTCAGACTCAAGTAGAAAAATTGAAAACACTTGCAGAAAATGTTGACTTTACTACTGGAGAAGAATTTAACAACAAACTAGAAACTCTTAAAGAATCATACTTTAAAGCTGATGTTAAAGTTGCTGATAGTTCTGTTCTGAATGAGGGTGTTGAGATTGAAGAAGAAACTAAATCAGTTTCTAATGACGCTTCAATTGCACAATACGCAAAGACAATTTCACAGACTTTGGTAAAATAATAAATAAACTTACCTAAAAATAATAACAAGGAGTTAATAACTATGTACATGACTGAAGAACTACAAGCCAAATGGGCACCAGTTCTGGATCACCCAGAATTGGAAGCTATTAAAGATCCATATAAGAAAGCAGTAACTGCTTTAGTATTGGAAAACCAACATCAAGCAATGGCACAAGATCGCCGTATGTTGAACGAAGCCGATACAGGTCCAACAAACGTTACTGGTGGTGTTAACAACTTCGACCCAATCTTAATCAGTTTGGTCCGTCGTTCATTACCTAACTTGATTGCTTATGACGTTGCAGGCGTTCAACCGATGACTGGCCCAACAGGCTTGATCTTCGCAATGCGTGCTCGTTACAATAATCCAGGTGCACAAGGTGCTAACGGTGGTAATACTGGTGGCGGTGCTGAAGCATTCTATAACGAAGCTAACACAGTATTTACTGGTTCAAATTCTGCTGCAAACCCATACGGTTTCACAGGAACAACTACTACAGATACTGCAAACACTTTCCAAAACCAAGTTACATCTAATACAACAACTGGTATCGCAATGCCCACAAGCATCGCTGAATACTTGGGTTCAGATGGTAACACAGCATTCCAACAAATGGCATTCTCTATCGAGAAAGTTACTGTTACTGCTCAATCACGTGCATTGAAAGCTGAGTACTCATTAGAATTAGCACAAGACTTGAAAGCAATCCATGGTTTGGATGCTGAAACAGAATTGTCTAACATTCTCTCTACTGAGATTCTTTCTGAAATCAATCGTGAAGTTATCCGTACAATTTACAACAACGCTAAGTTGGGTGCACAATACGGTACAACAACTGCTGGTTTCTTTGACTTAGATACAGACTCTAACGGTCGTTGGTCAGTTGAACGTTTCAAAGGTTTGATTTTCCAAATCGAAAGAGATGCTAACGTAATTGCAAAACAGACTCGTAGAGGTAAAGGTAACGTTCTTATCGTTTCTTCTGACGTAGCTTCAGCAATGGCTATGGCTGGTGTATTATCTTATACTCCTGCTTTACAAGCTGACCTACAAGTTGACGATACAGGCAATACATTTGCTGGTATGTTACATGGTCGTATCAAAGTGTACATTGACCCCTATTTTGGTGGTTACACATCTAACCAAGAATTGGTTACTGTTGGTTACAAAGGTTCTTCACCTTACGATGCAGGTTTATTCTACTGTCCTTACGTTCCCCTACAAATGGTTCGTGCAGTTGACCAGTTTACATTCCAACCAAAAATTGGATTCAAGACTCGTTACGGCATGGTAGCAAACCCATTTGCAGAAGGTTTAACAGCAGGTCTAGGTAAACTAGATTCACAATCAAACGTTTACTACCGTATTTTCGGTGTTAAAAACTTGATGTAAACCAACGTAAGATTGGTACTTTAAAGGGACCTTCGGGTCCCTTTTTTTGGCTCAATAAATAGTAGTATGACAGCATTAAACAGAAATCCACAAAATACAAATTTTCTTCAACCCACCAAATTCTTATTGACATTCAATAGAATTGGTGCAATACAGTATTTTTGTCAAACAGTTAATTTGCCTGGCGTATCTTTAGGTGAAGCATCTAGACAAACTCCTTTTGTAAATCTATATTCTCCTGGTACTAAATTAACATATAATCCGTTAAATGTTACCTTTATTATAGATGAAGATTTAATTACATGGCAAAGTTTACAAAAATGGTTATATCAAATTGCCAATCCAAAAGGATTTGATGGTAGAAATACCAAACCTGTTAATAATTATTCTGATGCCACTCTAACAATTCTTACCAACCTTAATAATTCTAATCTAAGAATACAATACCATAATGTATTTCCTACCGGTTTATCTGATATAGATTTTGATACTAAACAATCAGCGGATGATATTATTACAGCTTCAGCCACTTTCAGATACGATTACTACGAAATATTGACGGCATAAGTAATATATGATATAATGTTTTTATTTGAGGATATATTATGGAAACACTTGAACAGATATTAAAATATTGGGATAAAGATGCGATTA